ACAAGTCCAACAAATGCTTCTTATGCAAAAGTGTCTTATCCGATTAAATACAGCAAAGTCAAGTTAGAACGTGGAAACATTTCTACTGACTACAGCCAAAACGGAGTTGACTTTGAGCAAAAAGTAGCCGAATACAAACAGAACGCTGATCAAAATTATGCAAGCTTGCAAACGACCGTTCAAAATCTGGATGGAACAGTGCAGCATAACAAGACTGTCGCAGACCAAACAGCAGAAGGCTTTAAGACACGCATTGAATCACTTGAAACATACAAAGACGGTGAAACCACACGGGCTAACCAATACTTTGAATTAGCTAAGACTGAAACAGCTCGTCAATTGACTGTTGAGCGTACAGCAATTGCTAAGGATTATGTGGCTAAGTCTACATACACTAGTGATGTGACTGGTATTCGTAATGAATTAACAGCAACGACTACAACTGCGAACACGATTAAAACAAATCTTGCTAACTACCAAGCTACCAATGATAAGGTAGTAGCTAGTTTGCAAAGCAATCTTCAAGAAGCAAATGGTAATATTAGTAGTTTGAAGACGAAAGTCGAAGCAGTCCCTGGTCAAATTACCAGTGCGGTGTCAGCTGTTGAAGGTAAGATACCGACAAATATTGGTACGGTCAACCTAATCAAGCAATCTACTGCTCAAAAAGGAGTACGCTTGGCGGTGGAAGCAGGAACACTCCCAGATTCGAAGCATGAGTTGACAGACTGGATTAAAATTGAGCCGTCAACTGTTTATACATTGACCACTTACGAGGACGTCAACGAAGCTGGGATGTATTATTCGTTAGCTTGGTACAGTACGAACAGTGCTGACTACAGTGGTTGGATAAGCCGACCAACAGGCGCAGCGTCAGCTGCTAACTTAAAAGGCGGTAAACAATATACAAGTCCAACAAATGCTTCTTATGCAAAAGTGTCTTATCCGATTAAATACAGCAAAGTCAAGTTAGAACGTGGAAACATTTCTACTGACTACAATCCAAATCCTGAAGATTATGACGATGCTCTCACACAAGTTTCATCTGAATTGAAACAAACCGCTGATGGTATAACCTTACTTGCTACAAAAACAGAATTAAACGCAGCTAAAAACGAATTACAATCTGGTATCAACACAGCTACTAATAAAGCTAACAACAACGCACAAACAATCAGCACACACACGACACAGATTAGTGCATTAAATACTGGTCTAAGCGCCAAAGTATCACAGACTGATTTTAATACGCTGTCTGGTCGTGTGACAACTGCTGAAAACAACATTACTGTTAAAGCTAACGAGTTGAGCAGTAAGATCAGTAGTGTCGAAGGGAAAATACCTACAAATCTTGATTCATTGAATTTAATGACTGGCACTCGAGACTGGTCGACTAAAACCAACCCGTGGCATATGGGGGAAGGTTGGTCGACCGAAAACGAGGAATATCAAGGGCTAAAAGTCCATTCAACTCAAAAAGGTTGGAACGGTAGTCATCAAAATATTTTTGTTAAAAGCGGCGATGTCGTAACGTTCAGCTTTTTTGCAAAAGCAACTAATACCTTGTCAAGAATTACAGTTATCTCCCGTTGGGATGGTTCATCAGTCTATCAAGCGCCTTTAGCTGGCGTTAAAGAAAGTGATGAAGAAATCACAGTTACAAACGAATGGAAACGTTATTCAAAGACTGTTCATATAACTTCAGACGGTTCTTTACAATTTAGGACTGAATATAACGGTGCAACAATTCCTGATGGAAATACCTTTTACGTTGCAGGTTTGAAAGTAGCTAAAAGTGCGCTAGATACTGGCTATTCTGAAAACCCAACAGACGCAGCTAGTGACATTAACGCCATATCTAGTGAACTTAAACAGACAACAGACGCAATCAAAGCAAGCGTGTCTTCGTTGGATAGTTCGACGGTGAAGACGGCAACACTTAATCTTGACAACAATGGCTTTGTTACCAAAGTCGGTAAAACCGTCAACGGAAATACTTTCGCGACGATGATTGCCCAAAATGAATCAGACGTTCAAATTATCGCTAAGAAAATGAAAGTTAGTGGTGACATGATTGTCAATGGTGCGATTACAGCAGAGAAATTAAATGTCAGCAATCTGTCTGCCGTCAACTCAAATCTCGGTAAAATTGAAGGTGGTTCGCTCTTGCTACAAGAAAACAAGGCTGCAAGTAGCTCAATTGACAGTTGGGGCACATTCAACCGTCCAGCGCATAAGCAAGGTCTATATATGGACAATCATGGATTGGCTTCGTCTGGTGCGATTCAGCGGAAGAACGGCGGCGAAACAACGCCAACAGATATGCCCTTGGCAGTTCTACAATCTGGTGAACTACGCTTCTTAGTCGTTGATTACAACGATAATCTCGAGAACGTCCTACACTATGGTCTGTCCGATCCAGACTTCGGCGCAATCCGTTTTGAAATTGACAGCGAGCTTAAACGACGTTTAACCATGACGTCGTCTGGTTATTTAAACTTCCAAGCAACTAACTACACGGATTGGCAATCAACAGGCGTTAGCGGATGTGAGTATATGATTCAAGGACGCTTGGTACTGGTTAACTACGACGTGACATTTAATAGTGCTGGCACGCAATATATTGGAATAGTGCCGCAAGAATTTACCAAGAAATCGCTCATGATGACAGCGAAAGCGTGGACGATTACGCCACGAGACAAGAATATCCAGCTCAATCCAGACGGCAGCTTGTATATTCTAGACGCAGAAAGAAATGTCAATTATCGAGGCACTTTAGTATTTAGTTATTAATTATTTTTATAAAAAAGGAGATATATTATGGCAACAACAGAATTTATTGATATAAACAAAATTCAACAACCTTTTGGCTTAGCACAAGCACTTACTTTCATGAAAGAAAACGGTGAATATGTGCGCTATTATTCTGGAAATTATGATTTCTATATGTATGTCGACCACGAGAAGAAACCGGTTGTGGTTGATGGTAAACGCCAATTTAAAGAATTTGAAAAAATTGTAGGAGTGTCAAAATTTGGCGGTTCAATTCTTAGCATTCCTGTTTCAGATTTACTTGATGCTAAATGCTACATTATGCAATTTAGTGAAAGCGGAGAACCAATTTGGGACTTTCCAGATGAAACTCAAGAATAATTTTTGGAAAGGAAAGGAGAATATGCATGTCGAAATTTTAACAGGAATATTTTCGTTGATTGCTAGTCTTGTCGGCACATTTGGCGGTATTGTCACAAGTACTAAACTGACCAATTATCAAATCAACGAATTAAAAAAACGTGTTGACAAGCACAATAATGTGATCGAGCGTACCTTTAAACTGGAAGAACATAGCCGGTATGTCGATGAACGCATCACACGTCTCGAAAGTGAGGTTGAAAAATGAAAAATTATTTTGAAAAATTGGGAATCAAAGTTTTAAAAACTATGGCGCAATCAGCAGTTGGCGTCATAGGAGCTAGCACATTAATTTCACAGGTAGATTGGAGAGTGGTTGTTTCAACTGTTCTTTTATCTGGCTTAGTTTGTATTTTGACAAATTTGTCTGATTTAAAGGAGGACGATGTCGATGAAGATTAAACGACTTTTAGCAGGAGCACTTTTAAGTGCTAGTTTACTATTGCAATCGACTGCTTTTGCAGCAGTTGGTGACCAAGGCGTTGACTGGTCACACTATCAAGGTGCTAACGGCATCTTCGGTTATGGTCATGATAAGTTCGCCATTATTCAAATTGGCGGTGTCAACGGTGGCGGTATTTACGGTCAAACGACATACGAAACACAAGTGGCTTCGGCTATTGCACAAGGCAAACGTGCTCATACTTATATCTGGTATCAAGTCGGTGGAAACGCTAGTCTTGGTGAGCAAGTGCTAAATACATTCTTGCCGCAAGTTCAAACACCTAAAGGCTCAATCGTGGCTCTTGACTACGAAAGCGGTGCTAGTGCTGACAAGCAAGCGAATACTAACGCAATCTTGCACGGTATGCGCATGATTAAAGCAGCAGGTTATACACCTATGTATTACAGCTATAAACCCTATACAGTAGCTAACGTGTACGCCGATCAAATTATTCGTGAGTTCCCGAATAGTCTTTGGATGGCTGCTTATCCGAACTACGCAGTGACACCAGAACCAAACTATAACGTCTTTCCAAGCATGGACGGTGTAGCAATCTACCAATTCACATCAACTTACATCGCTGGCGGTCTTGATGGTAACATTGATTTAACCGGTATTACAGACAATGGATATACCAAAAACAATAATCCTAAAACTGAAACTCCAGCAATTAACCAAGGGGAACAAGCGGACAACACGCCTAAGTCTGACATTGCTGTAGGAAACCAAGTCAAGGTTAAATTTAGCGCTAACGCATGGGCGACTGGTGAAGGTATTCCAAGTTGGGTTAAAGGTCGTACATATGACGTAGCTCAGGTGTCTGGAAATCGTGTACTACTTTCTGGTATTAATTCTTGGATTAATAAGTCAGACGTTGAAATTATTTCAGTAGCTAACACACAACTGCAAGTGACTGCAACTAGCACTTATACAGTCCAACCTGGCGATACATTATCTGGAATCGCTTCAAAATTTGGAACAAGTTACCAAACACTAGCAAGCCTTAACGGTATTTCAAACCCCAACTGGATTTATGTGGGGCAAGTCTTGCGTGTTACGGGTTCAGCTAACAATTCAGCTAGCGGTTCAGTATATTATACAGTACGTGTAGGTGATAACCTATCAAGTATTGCAAGTCGTTACGGTACTAGCTACCAATCAATCGCTAGTCTCAATGGTCTAACTAATCCAAACTTGATTTTTGCGGGACAAACGCTTAAAATTAAATAGCAAACACTTTAACACCCCTAGCCTTTGATGGTTAGGGGCTTTTTTGGTATAATAGGTACATAAGTAGTTGAGAGGTCTTACTTATAATATCTGGCGAATAATGAGCTGACGAGCGCACGTTAAAGATAAGTACGTTTTGGGCTAGCGTGAGCTAGTTCTTTTTTTTATTTGTCTTTATAACCACAAAAATAAGAAAAGTCCGCTTTAACAGCAATAAAAAATACAAAAATATTTGTAGAAAAGTGTTGACATCGTGTATTACATGTACTATAATATATTTGTAAGATAAAGAAAGACGAAACGAGGCAATTAAAATGAAAGAAATTATGACACGAGCTTGGGAAATTGCAAAACAAGGTCAAGCTAAATTCGGTGGTAAAGTTAGTGAATATATTTCAGAAGCTTTGAAAGAAGCATGGTTTGAATATCGTTCAGAAAAAGAAGAAAACACTTCTGCTAAAATGGAAGTAGTTCTTGCTAAATTAAGAAAAAACCAAAAATTTATAATCGCAACATTGATTGAACAATCACACGAACTTGAATTTAACGAAGTAATGCACAAAGCTGGCGCTTACTATGGTATCGAAGTAATCGCTGATGGCGATAAAGCTACTACAGTATATGTTAGCGAACGTACTTGGGAAGCGGCTTAATTTTTTCATTGAGGAGGACAAATGACAGAAGAACTAACCGCCCAACAAAAAGCTACGAAGAAATGGAATAAAAAAAATAAAGAACGTCGTAATTATTTAAGCAAGCGTTCAGCAGCTCGAAGCTTTATTCGTAATAATGCGACAGAGGAAGATTTGCTAGAACTAAAAGAATTAATCAAAGAAAATTTAAAAAAATATTGCAAAAATGCTTGA